AATATCTAAAAATCGCATACTTTCCTTTACCAAAGGAATGCACTTTTGAATAAAAGCATCGTCTACTTTCTTATAGCCGTTAGCCCAAAGTGAATAGATTAAATTATCTAATGGACAACGATCAAAGATTACGTGATCATCTTTACTATATTTTTGAAGTTCATCAATCATATTATTCAAGATCATCCATTGTGTTTCTTGATCTGTACTCTTACTGTGATTCTTTAATAGAGAACGATAGGTATAATTGTTCTTTGTATAATTAGGCCACTCTTTAATAAAGTCTTCGATTAATGTGGTTTTACCAATATTAGCTGTACCACTAATTGCAATTCTCATAATATTAATTATCTTCTTCTTCAGTAGAGTCAATAACGGTGTTTTTTGTTACATTTAAAATAGTTTGCAAATAACGAATGTCTCTAAATGTAAATTTACAAACATTTAATTTTAATGCATCTTTAACAGGAGCCCAAATATATTTCAAATGTTCATCAGATAATTTAATAAAATTGGATTTTAATTTACCAATATATAAACAAATATTATAACTGGTAAATCCTATACGATGATAGTATCTCAAATGTTGTCCAGTCTCTTCATAGACTTCTCTTTGAAGGGCTTGTTCAAATGTTTCATTTTGATCTACGTGCCCACCGGGTAAATGATATTTATTTAAATGTTTAGATAAAAGAAGTAATACTTTATCACCATTCATGATAAAGATCTTGGAAACTTTTTGTGTATCCATATTAGACTTTAAGAGCTTTATTCCATAGTACTAAATGTAATCTCGGTGAGAAATTAACATTCCATTGCTTAGCCCATTCAGCAACTTGTGTCGCTTTTTCAGTGTGTTCTTCTCTAGAACCACAGCAAGGCATAAACCAAATGTTCTTATTATCTAAAAATAATTTATTGATATATTTCTCAACAATTTCATCAATATCATCTTCTGATTGTACTACAAATTTAAATGATGATCTATTATTATTAGCATGCCATTTTAAAGCATCTAAATTATAACGAGCTTCTTCAGGATCACCATTAGAAGCTAATTTGGGTGATACAGTAAATGTAGCTCCTAAGTCCAACCATTCATCAGAAGGTACTAATGTTCCATTAGTCTCAAAATCAATACGAGGAATAAACCCCGTTTTATATTCAAAATAATTGATAAATTTTAATAATTTCTTACCCTGAAGAAGTGGTTCGCCTCCTGTGATTTTAAAAATAGATCCAGCTTTTAATCTATCAATAAACCCATTATCTACCATAAGCTGATCAATTTCTTTAAATGTCATTTTATTTTTAATCGACCAAGAAATAAATGAATCACAACCATGTGGTGAATCTGGCGAGGCGAATCCTTTACAGGTAAGATTACACATTGACAAACGCATAAAAACAGAAGGCATTCCGACATATACACCCTCCCCTTCAATTGTATAAAAGATTTTGTCTTCGCTCAAAAAAAGACTTTCATTTTCTAGATCATTCATTCATAAATCTTAAATCCAAAAACATTTTTCTCAACATTGATTCATTGGGATTTTTTTCACAACGTATTCTATAAACTTGCCAATTCATTGATTTTAATAACATGTCGCGATCATTATCATTAATAATATTCTTTTTTATTTTATTGAAATTATGCCAATATACACCATCGTATTCAATGCAAATTTTTTTATCCGGCAACGCGATGTCTAACCATATAATTCTATTATTAGGCAATTTAATGCTATATTCAATATGCACATTACTAAAATATTCCTTTACTATATTAGATAGCATTAATTGGGGTTTGCTTATGCGTTTTGCAAATTTTCTTATATTATTATTTTTAAGCCAATCACTACGCTTTTTTCTAAGTTCTGCTGCCTTTTCGACACCGAAAATTTCTTCGTATGTTTTTCCTTTTTGAGATCTCCAATTAAAATTTGGTCTGCCCTTTGCACTATTATACTTTTTATGTTTTCCATTTTCGTGTAATTTTTCTAATAAATAAGGACACATTTCTTTTGTTTGTTTTAAAATAGTGGGCCATGATAAATTCATTTGTTTTGCAATTTCTACTGAAGTTAGGCCACTTAAAATTAATTCTTTTAATTGTTGTTTATTAATGTTTTTTGTAAGAGCCCCTTTTACATTGTTTAAACCATTTTCTTTTAATTTTTTTATATTCTTGAGTAACAATCCTCGCTTTTTTAGCATATTTGAAAAGTAAGAAGGATTCATATTATGCAATAATGAAATATTGCGCAATGTGAATCCCTCTTCAATTTTACTTTCGATATATGCAATAAGATCATTATTATTCATGATCTTATTTATGTGTTACTAAAGAGTATAAAAGAGTTTATCATCAGAGATAAACATTGTTTCATTATCTAAATTTTCCATGTTTTATAATAACGTGGGCATGTATGCAAATCACCCATAAATAAGTTTAATGGCCAAGAAAACCAGAAAACGGATGCAAGAAGAAGAGGATCTTCGATTAGATGCAGATGTACTTCTTCATAACCTTGAAATTAGCAAACGAAAAGATTGGTTTTGTAATTTTAAAATACAAAACAAGTTTAAATTGAATGATGTACATAATTCATTCATTGAAATGCTAATGTATGATCAAACAAAAATGGTGTTTGTCGATGGTCCAGCAGGAACTGCTAAAACCTACTTAGCTGTATTAGCAGGATTGCAAATGCTCAAAACAAAATCTATTAATAATATAATCTATATTAGAAGTATTGTAGAGAGTGCATCCAAGAGCATGGGTTCATTACCGGGTGAATTACAAGAAAAGTTTCAACCATGGTCATTACCTCTAATGGAAAAACTAGACGAATTAGTTGGTCCTAAAATAGGCGGCGACCTTATGAGAGATAATTTCGTAAAATGTATGCCTGTTAACTTCGTCAGAGGATTAACATTTAGAGATTCTGTGGTAATTGTAGATGAAGCACAGAACATGAACGCCGCTGAATTGACCACCATTTTAACCCGTTTCGGTGAAAATTCTAAATATATTATTATCGGGGATTCTTTCCAAGCGGATATTGGAAATAAATCTGGATTTTCTAAAATCAGACATGCCTTTAATAACGAAGAAAGTGAAAATCAAGGAATTCATGCCTTTCTTTTCACTGAAAACGAAGTAGTAAGATCTCAGATTCTTAAATTTATTGTGAAGAAGTTAGAGTCTGTACAACATTAGACTTTTCAAATTCTAATAATTCTTTTAAAGCATCTTCAAAAGAAACAAATTTTACATCTGTTTTAGGCCCCGATTGTTTAATATCGGGACCTAAAATTTCATTCATCTTTGAAAAGATATTACTTTCAAGTCCTACTAGATTAGGATCTCTTTCTCTTTTTATCATCCCCAGCTGGTTCCTTTAAATAATCCACCCAATCCAGTCGTTACCTGATTACCAACTGCTGCACCACGACCCGGAGCAGGTGCTGCTTGCACAACAGCTTCGGTTAAGCTTTTACCTTCATAAGTAGCTGAATTAAGATCATGTTCCCATACCTCTACCTTTTCTACCCAGCATCTACCTTTAGTTAATTCTTTAATATGCTCTGAGGCAAGATTAAAACAAAACTCCGCCGTTCTCTCAATTCCTACACCTTTTTCCATAACTCTCAAATCACATGCTTTTGCATCATGTAATTGTTGAAATAACGGTAATTGGGGATCATCTGCCGCAATACATAAAGTATGATCAAATTGCTGTTGTAGCTTAGCTTTTAACTCTTTTAACCCCCCGAAATCAACAGCCCAATTACGTTCATCTAATTCCGAGCAACCAAACCAAAATTTAGCCTTTAATTGATATCCATGGATGTAGCTACATCTAGAGTGTGTTGCTCGCCATTGTCTAAATGCACAGGATCCGAGTTCAATAATTTTAGTAGAAACATATGTACTCATTAAAAATATCATAATCCTTAAATAAAGATAATCTATGGATAATATGATAAAAATATCGGAATTGCAAAAAGCTTTTTCTATTGCAAATGATGATGTCTTTGTTGTTAATCAAAAACATAGAAAAACTAAGGTATTAGAAACAAGATATACAACTGCAGAAGATATTACAAAATATTTAGCTGATGCTCTAGAGGCATTAATGAATAAGTTTGTGCCAGTAGGATCAATTAAGATGTATGCAGGTGATATAACACAATATGATAAATTAAATGGATGGTTATTATGTAATGGTCAGTATGTTTCCAGAGTAAAATATAAAAAATTATATGAAGTAATAAGGGGATTATATGGTCCTGTTAATGCAGAAACATTCCCTTTGCCCAATTTTGTTGGAAAAATACCTTTAGGATATTGCGGTATTAATAATGAACCAATTACATTAGGTGAACCAACGGCTGAGGTTAACCTAGCTGATACCGGTGGTGAATATAAACATCAATTAACAGTCGATGAATTAGCTGCGCACAAACACGCTGATGCGGGACATAAACACAAAAGCTTTGAATCCTATTTAATGCCTTATCAAAGGCGTTTTGACTGGGATGAAGATTTCCCGTCTGCAAGTCCATGGGATATCATGAAAGAAATTAAAAAAATTCAAGATGGTACCCGCAATCCCGCTTATGATTTGGATACTACTTCTAGTAAAGCCGATATTCAAAATACCGGCGGTAATATGCCACATAATAATATACAACCTTACTTAGCTGTTAATTATATTATAAAATATTAACAAAATAAAGAGTTTCTGTATACAGATAGAATATCAAAATCAGACATTCCTTTTTCTCTTAAAAATGCATCAATATATTCTGGTGTAGATGCCATATAGATGGACTTTAATAAAATTTCATCTGCTAATCCTTTATTAATTAAAAATTGTAATGCATTAATTTTTAATTTTTCTATAGGATTTAATGTGTCTTGAATTGCTACAATAGTTTTGGGCAATTCTGCTACTAAACCCAAGTCTTCTACATAAACCGAATAAGATGATTCTTTTTCAGCTAAAATATAACCTTCATATCCATTATATTTTAATATTTCACCAGAGGAACAATTGGCGGGATCTACTTTTAGCTTTACTCTAACTAATTGACTATCTTTAAGACTATTCTCAATAACCTTATTAAAACGCTTCATGTTTATATTTATGATTTTTATTAAATATGTGTGATGGCTGATATTCCTGTTAAAATTTCTGAACTTGACAAGTCATATAGTCTTTCAGCTAGTCCTGTATCATTTTTAATAAATCAGCGAAATGATAATGGTGTTTTTGAAACCAAATCTTTACCATTGTCTGTATTAGTAGAATTTGCTAAAGAAGAAGCTAAAAAAGAATTAATTGGCTTTATAGAAGTAGGTACTATCATTCCGTATGCGGGTGAAGTTTTAGGTCAAGAATCAATTAAGGGTTGGCTTTTGTGTAATGGGCAGCAAGTTAGAAAAGCAGATTATGAATCTTTATGGAATTTATTAGGTGATACCTACGGTCCTTCAACCAAAGATTTATTTTCATTGCCTGATCTAAAAGGACGAATTGAAATGGGATATTCACATACTGAAGAATCGTACGAACCAGATTTCGGAAATTGGATAAGCGGTAATAAAATTTATCTTGGGGAAGGTAACAACGCAAATTATCCTGATAGGGGGGTATATTCATATCAATTAAAAAATGAACATATTCAAAATCATATACACTATGTGTCACCACATACACACAAAATTTTTAATTACGCTAATATGGCTGATTTTACGCGACGTTCGGGTGGCGGTTTTGGTGCGTTTCGCGGTGGTGGGGAATATATTATTAACGTAAAAGGTAGGTGGGTTAATACACCTTCTGAGAATTGGATAAATATATATGCCATAGGTCCATTAAATTATAACATAGACCGTGCGTTATTTTATTTTGATTATCAAGCAGTTATCATTAGTAATTCATACGATACTATAGTATACAATAGATTAAATTATAAGTCATATAATAGTGATTGGGTCAAGGCTGTGAATAATTATATATCAAAAAATCCTGTTCGAACAATTTTAACATACAAAAAGGAATTTATCGAAGAAATAAAAAATAGAAAAAAGAAGCCTCCGATAATAAACCAAGCATTTAACAATAACATGAAAACCTCATTCTCTAAAGATAAAACGGGTGGGGATGCATTTCATGATAATATTCAACCTTTCATATCAACAAATTTTTTAATTAAATATTGATATGGAAAATCAATTACCAATATCTGGGTTAAAGAGAGCTTTTGCTTTAAACGGGGACGAACGTTTCGTTGTAAATCAAAATAATCCAGTAGATCAAAAAATTGAGACAAGATACTCTCCGTTAGATGATTTAATGAAGTATATAAAAAATGAAATTAAAGAATCACTTGATGAAATCATGCCTGTTGGTTCTATTAAATCTTATACAGGAGAAGTTAAAAATTTAGATAGTATTCCTGGGTGGTTGTTATGTAATGGTAGTAAAGTATCTAGAGTTAAATATAAAAAATTATATGGTGTAATAGGAAGCTTATATGGTAATACCGGTTCTGACACATTTACATTACCAGACTTAAGGGGTAGAGTAATAGTGGGGTATTGCAATGGAACTTCGCCATTGAAACCTCTTTTTGGTAACTGGAAAGAGGATAAAACTATCATTTTAGGTAGTAATGCTAATTCTAATGGTGATTTTTATCACAGATTAAATACCAATGAATTACCAGCACATTCTCACAACAATAATCATACCCATCAATATTTTAATATTGCACATCTTAATTATGCATATATCGACATGTATAAACAAACTGATTTTTTGACATCGAGGGGTTCTTCTGTAATAGCCTTCGCACCCGGTGATAAGGCTGCTAAAGCTATCGAACAATCCAAAGATGATAATGTTTCTTTTTCACAAGATGTCTCGGCTTACGTAGGACAAACTGAACCGGCGGGAGGTGTTACTTCCGTTGCAGGTAACAACGAGCCACACAACAATATGCAACCATACGTCACAGTGAATTATCTTATAAAATATTGAAATCAAACGAAACCATTTTATAATGGTTTAATGTCTAAACTAGGTAATAAATTATTGACAAGAGCTAATGGTAATCTTCCATTAGATGAATCTGATAAGAAAAGTATTATTGAGAAAGCAGCTGCAGCCTATGCACAATTCTTAGATGCTTTGCAATTTGATTGGAAAGCAGATACTAATAGTGCTGATACACCTAGACGTGTAGCTAAAGCATTTGTTAATGATCTTATTTCTGGCTGTTATAATGAAGCGCCAAATATCACTGCATTTGATAATGAAGATGGATAT